CAGTAATTCCCATTAAGGGTGAGGGAAGGAAGCAAAGCAAGGAAGGAAGAAGAAGCAAAGGAACGAAGCATCAAAAGCATCTAAAATCCATTCCCTCACTTAAGGAAAACTTAATAACACGCGCAAGCTTATAACAAGGCTTCATGTCTTGACGCGTCGCAGACCCTCCTATGGTCGGGTGCGCTTTGGCTTACTGAACACGCAGTGATTTTACACAAGCCACGAAATCCGTCAAGGAAAAATCCATACTGCAACTAAATTGCGTTAAGGTAAATGACGCTATATGTAGACAAGCAAGGTCAACTCAAGGCATGGCATCAACCCATAGCGTACATCAAGGCAATGTTCCACAAGGTTAGCGTGAAACACAAGTCGACGGCCATTGGCACAGCTACAAATGTTCCACGGAATGTTCCACGGAGCAAGGCAAGGCACACTCTCCAGCCCAGCGCGTGATTCAAGCTCACGATTCAAACGACCGTTTACATTGCCGGCATTGCACGCATGAACATGTTCGCATGAACACCAGGACAAATCATTAGTGCCACGCTAAGGTATGACGGGGGGAGGGGATCGCGACTTTACAACTTGTAACAATTCCTATCCATGACCCGCCAGATTTAAAATTTTGCAAAGGGGGCAGTTACCTACTATTGGAGATTGTTGGTGTGATTCGTTGTTAGTGGGGCAGTTCCCGTTCGGGGTTATTTGGGGATAGGTCTAGTGTATTGTGCTTAAATGTGCTAGATAGGTAACATTTGTGTTTATGGTTGACATTATGTGTGGGATTGTGGTAATTGGTTGTGTGAGCGCGAGATGGACTTGCGCTTAGAAACTTATTTATATTATGCCTAGAGGCGATTCATACGATCTTCAGGGTCAAGGCGGTGGACAAGTGTACAACGCTGGTGGCAGTGCTGTAGGCCCGTTCCGTTGGGTTCAGTTTGTGAACGACACGGTGTTGAGTGCAATCTCTGCGCCTAACCTTACGGATTCTGGTTCCAAGTTGATCACCATTACGATCCCTGCTGGGTTCGGCCTTGGTGGTACAATCAACAGCTTTACCGTGACATCTGGTGTTGTTATTGGTTACCGCGCCTAATGTCGCAGTTCCGATCCACTGGTGGGTTAGACGACTCGATTGCCGCCGATGGTGATCGTGGATTCTTTGGTGTAAACCAGAGATTGCAGCTTAACCAGTTGGAGGCGGGTGAGGTAAGGGAGAGCCTTAATGGGCGCATGGAGGGTTTCTGGAGGCCGCGCAAGAGCGTGGTGTCTGTTAGCCCTGTGCTGACTACTGGAGGCACTCCGTTGAACCTTCCGTTCCACATCCTTCCAAGCCCATTCTACTTAGCGATTACCGCTGTGTCGTATTCCGCTGATGTGGTAACTATCACCGTGGCTGGACATGGTTTGACTATTGGGGAGGCTGGCAACCTTACGGTTAGCGGCATTACCTTTACGGGCACGAACAACAATGGGGTTAAAGCTGTGACTGCTGCTACCGTGGACACATTGACCTTTCCTGTTACTGGCGTGACTGCCGTGGCACTAGGAGCGACTCCAAGGATTACACAGATCGACATTAACGATGCCGCCGCCAGCGATGTGTTGGCATCCTGCATGTTCTCTGACCCTAACGAATCTAACAAGGAATACATCATTGTTGCGCTGGAGACTCTGGCGAAGAAGATCGACCTTTCTACGACACCCTACACGGCAACGACTATTCCGTATCCTGTGGGAGCCACCGTTGGGAGTAACTGCGATATGTTGCAGTGCTTCGACAAGGTGATGATCATGCGGGATGGGCAACAAGCTCTTGAGTGGTATCCTAATGGAAGGGCTATTCTTTCTGCGTCATCCAACGCGACCGCTAGTCCAAATACCGTGGTGACAATGAGAGTGCGTGAACACGGACTTACGGCTGGGTCATCCGTGGTTATCGCTGGGCTTACTAGTGGCACTCCTCCTAATGGAACATTCACGGTCGCAACAATCGTCGATCAGGACTCATTTACCTTTGTGGCATCTGGGATTTCTACTAGCACCACATTTGTAACCACGGTAGCCACCATGACTGATGGATTTACCCTGTCCCCCGGTGGTGCTTACACCCAGCCACAGGTTTTCAACATCCAAGCCAAGGATGTAGATGTAGTTAGTGGACTTGTTTCTGCCACAGTTGTCGGGAATACGACAATTCTTGCTGGTGATGTAATTATCGTTTACTCAACAGCTACCGCTGATTTTCAAGCCATGCTTGGTAATTCCTACCAAGTGGTAAATGCTACCACCACGCTTATTCAATGGTATGCCCCTATCGGGGACTACAATACCTCTGCATCTGATATATTCGAGTTTGGTGGTAGGTTCTCCGTGGGCGGTGGGTTTATGCATCAGCCGGGTGCGCCTTGGGCTACCTACTTCCAGCGCAGGTTGTTCGTTCCGTTCTACTACTCCCAATCTGGCACTTTTAGCGCACCAGTCTACACTAGCAGGAAGATTTCCGACGAGATCGCGGTTTCCGACCTGCTGGACACTACGACCTTTGACCAAATCGAGAATCAGTTCCGTATTACTGGTGGTACTGCTGATTATGTGGTTGCGATGCACGGGTTTTATGACGATGCTTTAGTGGTATTGAACCGTAATAGCATCCACCTTGTGGCCCAGACCCAAGGAAGCCTGTCTGACACCGTGGTCAAGGAACTTACTGGTGAGGTTGGGTGCTTGGCTCGCAAGACGGTGGTCATGCAGGCTAACAACATGCTATTCTTGGCCGACGAGGGCATTTACGGTCTTACCTTCCTCAACGATTACAACCTTCGCGGCACGGAGGAACCACTTTCCAAGAATATCCAGCCGTATATCGACCGCATCAACAAGAACCTTGCTGACAAATCGGTAGCAGTTTACTTTAACAACCGCTATTACATCGCAGTCCCGCTAGATTCTGTGGCTGGAGGTAATGATGCCCGTGGAAATAACGCAGTTCTGATCTACAACTTCTTGAACAAGGGGTGGGAATCGCTGGATACCTATGGAGATTCTAGGTTTTTGATCAAGAACTTTATTACGGCAAGTGCTGGGGTGCGGAATAACCTGTATGTCGTTAGCGCCAATGGTGGATTGCACCAGATTGACGCTGCCGACTCCTCAGTAGACCGTTTGAGCGTTACGAATGAAGATACAGGCGTAGTTACTCCAACAATCAACTCGTATGTGACTAGCCGTGGATACGACTTTAAGACCCTTGAGCGCAAGAGGTTTACTGATGCCCAAGTTCAAATGCAGAACTTGGCTGGGGAAACTGGCGAGTATGACATTGCGTTTGCCACCGAAGACCCAGACTCAGGAGAAAGCATTGGAACTACCACCACATTCCTTGGTGGGCAGATCCTATCACCTAGCACCGCTGGTGAGGCCGAAACCGCAAGCATCCGATGCAGACTTGGTGGACAGCGTGGCTATACTGGGACTATCACATTGACAAGGACTATCGGTTCACCTAAGATCCACTCTATTCAAGTGGCGGGTTCCATCACTAATAGACAAATTCTATCACAAAAATAATATGGGCGTTGTAAATACAACCTACACATTTACAAGCACTGACACAATTACCAGTGCTAAGATGAATAACATCATTGATGATACGACATTTACCAGCGATGCAATTCAAGGAACTACCTTGCAAGTGGTGTCTCCGGGAAAACTCGCCGTAAATTCTGGTGGCATTACCTCTAATGAGCTTGCGTCTAATTCCGTTGTTACCGCTGCTATTGCAGACTCTAATGTAACCACTGCAAAGATTGCTGATGCCAGCGTCACCCAAGCCAAGCTGGGTGCAAATGTGGCTGGGAATGGCCCGTGTGTATATGCTAAAAGAACAACAGCATTCAATGTAGCAAATGCGACTTTAACACTTGTTCCACTTAATGCGATTGATTTTGACACCGGATCTGACTTCGATACATCAAATTATAAATTTGTAGCTCCAATTAACGGATATTATTCTGTATCAGCAGATGTTGAATGTA